CCAGGGGCGATATCGTCACCTTTGCTGGCGTGAACGCGGTCGATCCTGAAACCAAGCTGGACCGCGGCTATTTGCAGCAGTTCGTGGTTACGGCTCCTTACGCTGGCGGTGCTGGAAACCTCCCCATCTCCCCGGCAATCGTCACCACTGGCGCTGCGCAGAACGTCACTGCGGCTGCGAACAATGCGGCTGTAACTGTGGCAGGCGGCGGTACATCTGCTCTGTACTCGCAGTCGATGCTGTTCCACCCGGATGCGTTCGCCTTCGTCACTGCTGATCTTGTGGACGTTAGCAAGTTCGGTGCGTGGGGCGCTCGTCAGGTCATGGACGGCATTTCCATGCGTATCGCCCGTCAGTACAACATCACCAGCGACACCGTGCCTTGCCGTCTCGACGTGCTGTATGGCTTCAAGACGCTGCGGGCGCAGTTGGCTGCTCGCATCATCGCGAAATAACAACCAGGGGGCTGGCTAACCGGCTGGCCCCCACCTTTTGAACTTATGACAAGCAAAGAGATAAAAGACGCACTCGCTACCGACCTAAGCACGAATGGCTGGCTTAGGGAAATCGCCATTCAGCTCGCACGGCTCAACGAAAAGAAGGGTCATAAATAATGGCAACTGCGTTCGATCTCGTCACAAGCGCTCTCAGGCTTATTGGCGTTCTGGCTGACGGAGAAACACCGTCAGACGTTAACGCCAACACGGGCCTGTCTGTGCTGAATGACATGATTGACGCATGGAACGCCGAAAGACAGGCAATCTTCACCACGCGGTCTGACGACTTCCCGTTCGTGCTTGGGCAGCAGTCTTATACCCTTGGCCTTACCGGTAACTTCAACATCCCCCGGCCCGCACGTATCGACGGCATGAGCGCAATCCTGCTCGATAACCCGTCCAATCCTATCGAAGTGCCGCTGGTAATGTTTACGGTGGATCAGTGGCAGACCGAAGTACCCGTCAAAGTGGTGGATTCATCCTTTCCGCAGATTTGCTATGACGACGGCGGATTCCCTTTGCGGACGCTCAATTTCTGGCCTATCCCCACGACGCAGCCGAACAGCGTCAGGATTTATAGCTGGCAGGCATTAGCCGCCCAGACCCTCGTATCGGTGGTATCTTTTCCCCCCGGATATGCTGAGGCGCTACGCTACAACCTTGCCGCGCGTCTTGGGGCAGAGTTCAACTCCCCCGCATCCTCGGTTGTGATCGCCTTAGCGCAGCAGGGCCTAGCGCGAATCAAGACAATGAACGCTCCTGAACTTCTGCTTAGGTCTGACCTGATTGCATCCCCGGCGGGCTACAACTACAAAGCTGATCTGTTCGGTATTCCCTACTAATGTCCAAGTTCGGCTTTGTCGGCCCAAGCTACTCGGCCAAATCGAATGTCACAGCAGATGAGGAGTGCATCAACCTCTATCCCGAGACAAACGAGACGCCGGGAGCGCAGACGCAGCGGTCGTACCTTGGCACGCCGGGGCTAAAGACGTTCGCCACGTTCGCAGACAGCCCGGTGCGTGGGCAATGCTGGACGGGTAGCAGGCTCTTTGTGGCATCCTACGACACGCTCTATGAAGTTTTTGCGGACGGTACAAGTACGGTACGAATAGCCAACGCGCTTGATGTATTCGGGGGGCCGGTCTCGATTGCGTTTAGCAGCATTGAACTGCTGATTGTCGCTGACGGCCAAGCATGGTGCTACGAACTAGCGGACAACACGTTTATCAATGTGACCGCACAACTTGCAGGCGGGCCCGTCAAGGTCAAGTACTCAGACGGCTACTTTATCGTCATGTTTGCCGACAGTAACAAGTTTCAGATTTCAGGCATTCTCGACGGCACAACGTGGCCGGGGATTCAGGTTAATGCTGTTTCGGTATTCCCCGAGAATATCGTCTCTATCGAAGTAAGCCACCGTGAATTGTGGGTATTTGGTCAGCAACATGCGCAGCCTTACCAGAACACGGGCACGGATGAGATTTTCGATGTCATTCCGGGGGCCCTGATTGAAACAGGCGGTGCCTCGACCTTCGGGGTTGACTTGCTGGACAATACGCCATTCTGGATCAGCCAAGACACACGAGGAGCTAGGCAGGCATGGCGGGCTAATGGCTACACGCCCTCACGGATTTCAACCCATGCGGTAGAGGCTGCGCTGTCGTCTTATACGGCAGATCAGATATCGAACCTTGTCAGCTACTCCTATCAGGATGGCGGGCACTTGTTCTGGGTGCTCTACATCCCCGGAACAGACTGCACGTGGGTCTATGACGTTGCAGAGAGTCTATGGCATAAGCGTGCAGAGTGGCACGCTGACTCTGGACTATACGGGCCGCACCGTAGTTGGAACCATGTTTATGCCTTCGGCAAGCATCTAGTAGGCGATTGGAATTCGGGCAATCTGAATGAGATGAGCCTGAACTTCCGGGATGAGAACGGAGAGTTGATACGCTGGCTCCGTCGCTCCCCGACCATCGTCAATGAGATGC